CCTTCATTTTCATAAAATTCATAAGCCGTGCGGGCTTCGTCTTCGTGGTCTGTCCCCCACTGCATTGCAGAATTGGTATAACTGTCTGCGACCTCGCCCGTTAGTCTTTCAGCGATCAACTGCGCCATGTAATTAGCGCGGCTAGCGCCCCAGCCTGATTTGGTTTTAGCTATAACGTCGGAGACGCGGGAGGCCGTGACCTTGCCGCAGCGAATCTTGAACCACTCGTCTGATCGTTGTTCCAGACTATCCATATCCCCTCTCCTGTAAGTCCTTGGCGATGTTGTTATTTCCCCTGGCTTTTTGTTTCAACCTGGCTTTTTTCTCCAAAGACGTTTTACAAGTCACAAATTTCGCCGCTGGCATTTCCGCAACGGAGGAGATTTTGTGATGTTTACAAAATTTTATTGTGTCGGTTTTTGTGTCCTCAATTAATTTCTGGATCTCTTTTTTCTGTTTGGCGGTTATCTTTTTAATAATTTCTTCGGCGGCATTCCCGTCGTCGTCCGTTTCAACATCACCTTCCAAGCCTAGAATGCTCTGGATTGTGTAACGTCTCATGTAAGTAATTGCCGACCCTGTCTGCTGGGGAGTCCCAACTGGAAGAGGTATAGCAGACCGTAGATATTGCCCGCTCTCATGGAAAAGCGTGGCGACGATCTCAGTGCCGTTTCCATTGTTTAAAATTTGGTGAGTAACGTCTAAACCATTCCCAGCTAGAGCGCCTCCGCAAGCGTTCCAGATGTCGTCTAATGTTGAATACTTACTTTTAAAGTGCGGATTAATCCCGCTTTTCTCTAGCTTCTTGAAACTGGACCTGGCAGCAATCTTGGCTTTCAGAACTTCGTTAATCTTATCGGATTCCATCTGCATCATACTCCTCCCACCCCAGGGCGAACAATTGACGCCATTTCTTGAAAATATGTGTCCCTACCACGGATTGCCTCCTCTAAATCATCAAGAATTAATCCGGGGTCACGCTTTCGGATGTCGTTTTCAATTTCCGCAGAGAATCGCTCCGCTGGAATCCACTTGTTTGAATCCTCGCCAATAGTTTGTATGAAAATTTCTACGTTGTTTTCATGGCCAACGTTAACCCTGCATTCCATTTCTGCGACGAAATGCCCTCCGACCTTCGGGTAGTATGTGTAATAAAACATGAAATCCTATCTCCTCATTAATTTCGAGAAGATAAGTTTTATTCACTAATATGTCAAGTTTTAATTGATATTGTCGTCTATTATTATTTTAGTTTCGTAAAGTTTATAATGTCAGCCCCAGTGTTATGAAGCTGTTCTTCGTCCCCGCCGTCTAAAGCCCGTTCGTAGACGGTAGTTATAATTTTCGCCATTAGCTCTGGCTCGACACCAAAATTCAATTTCCGACATTTCTCAATTGAAATCCGCGCAGCCCGTTCCAGTAACTCCAGGTCAATATCGGTTTGGCTCGACCTGTGTTCTCCAATCATGATGTATTCTGGAGAGGTTCTGAGTGTGCTGCACAGACGCATCAACATAACACTGTTAGGTGTCATTTCCCCCTTTTGCCACTGAGAGACGGTTTGACGGGATACACCGATGCTGTCCGCCAGTTTCTTGGCACTAATGTCCAGGTCTTTGCACAACTGGTGCAGTCTCTCACCCATCTTTTTTGGGTCGTGTTCCATATCCACCTTTTTTGTCATTATTAGTTGTTTTGTTAATGCAAACTTAACATAGGTGCAATGCTTAAAGTTCAATTAAAACTTGACAATAAAGTATTGTTTAGTTTACGAATGTAACCATGACTGAAATTATTACACAAATTTGTAAACCTAATGGTGGGGTCACTCATATTGCGAAAGCACTGGGGATCTCCCGTCAGGCAATATATCAGTGGAAGGAAATTCCGCCAAAGCATCTGGTCGCTCTTGAGAAAATCACGGGCGTTCCACGGGCCGAGATGAGGCGGGATTTGTATGAGTAATCTCGATTTATTTGAGAGATACCCAAACGTTCCAGGTCATCGTGGAATTGATACCTCTATTCATGCGGCGGAGAGTATAAAGCCGAAAAGCAAAATTCTCCGCCAGACGGTATTAGACGCCCTCTTAGATTACGGCCCTATGTCAACCTTGGAAATCTGCATGGTGACACATGAGGAATACTCAAACATCCAGCCCCGAACCTCAGAGTTAAAGGCTAAAGGAAAGATAGAAGATACTGGAATCCGCAGGAAAACACCATCTGGAAAATTGGGGATAGTCTGGGGGTTGGTCTAGTGTGTTTCAGGTCCTGGATCTTTTCTCAGGTATTGGCGGCTTTTCTTTGGGGCTGGAAAGAACGGGCGGCTTCAAGACTGCCGCGTTTTGCGAGATCGAGGAATTCCCCAGAAGGGTTCTCAAAAAGCACTGGCCTGACGTTCGGATCTATAAGGATGTACGAGAGTTAAATGCCCAGCGCCTCGCAGACGATGGAATTATTCCCGACGTTATCACTGGGGGATTCCCCTGTCAGGACATCTCCGTGGCGGGGAAACAGGGCGGCATCGAAGCAGAAAGATCAGGACTCTGGGGTGAACTCTGCCGACTTATTGGCGACATACGACCGCGCTTCGCAATCGTGGAGAACGTCGCAAACTTGCTTTCTGGCCCTAGCGAACAGCGAGGGGGATGGTTTGGAAAGGTTCTCGGAGACCTGGCCCAGATCGGGTTTGATGCGGAATGGGAAGTCATATCGGCGAAAGATGTTGGATGTCCCCACCTCAGAGAGCGGGTCTGGATTGTGGCGAACGCCGGATGCAAACATGGGGAATCGGGGGCCGAAGTCGACGAAATTTTACGAGGAGTGTCTAAGAACGGGGAAGTCAGCGGTCGTGCTGAACGACCAAGTAAGACACAATTTGTGGCCGACGGTAGAAACAAACTCTGGTCAGCTAAACCCCGACTGGGTCGAGACTTACTTGATGGGGTATCCCCCTGGATGGACGAGCCTGACATCCCCAGAGTCGGAGTCGGAATCCCCGACAGAAGCAAAAGACTCAAGGGAATCGGAAACGCAATCGTGCCTCAAATCGCAACCCTTATCGGACAGGCAATTTTAGATGTCTAAGTACAGGAACATTAAAACTGAGGTGGACGGGATTATTTTTGATTCCAAGGCTGAAGCCAAGCGGTATGCGGAACTAAATCTTCTGGAAAAAGCCAATGAGATTTCCGATCTCAGATTACAGACTGAATTCGACTGTGTAGTGAACGGCCAGAAAATCTGCACGTACAGGGCGGATTTTGACTACTGGATCAGAGAGGAGTTTTCGCCCGATGACAAGTATGTCGTTGAGGACGTAAAGGGATTCAGGACCCAGGTCTACAGGCTCAAGAAAAAACTGGTCGAGGCTCTCCACGATATTGAAATTCGCGAGGTCAAGACATGAACTGCCCCAAGTGTCATGGCAAGGGCGTCATTCCGATGAACCGGCTTGATCATGCCCGCGTTGAGGGAGCGGTCGGCAGCCGTCTGGTTCCCTGTGACTATGAAGGTTGTCATGCCGGTCATACGCATTGCTGCGACGGCCTGGAAGAGGACGAGTGGACTCTTGAATACCGCTGGGTAGGCCATAACGAGCCGATCCCCGAAGGGTTCAAGTTGGCCAATGAAAAGCAAAGCCACCATTCAAGGCATTCCAGACTGGTGGTGAAGGAATATTTATGAAGTGGTCTGAACAAAAAGAAGCGGAATTAATATCCCTCTGGAAAACAGGTCTGACCTTCAGGGAGATAGGCGAAAGACTTGGAATGAACCGCTGCATGGTGGCGGGGAAGCTCTCCCGCATGGGATGAGAAGGAAATTAAAAAGTTCATGGGGGGTGCCGGTACGACCTTATGAAAAAAAAGGCGATTGGGAAAAAAGGGGAAATTTTAAATTCTGCCAATGGCTGGAAGAGGAATTCTGCCATACCCCGATTAGCCTTAACCGGAGTTTTGCATTTTGTGATCACCATATAAAAAAGGTAATGAGGCAGGGAGTAAACAATGACAATATTCAGTGAAAGAGACGCAGCAACTTATTTTAATATTAAGTTTAAATATCCACGGGTACACGAGCCGTTGAAATCGGTCAGGCGGGTTGTTCAAAATGAATTTAACCTGACGAAAAAACAGATGTGCGGTCGTCAGCGCAACAGAAATATTAGCTGGCCTCGCTTCATTGCCTGGTGGCTTTCCACCGAGGTCACCTACAGTAGTTTTCCTGAAATTGGCCGGGCTTACAACGTTGACCACACCTCCGTAATGCACGGCGTTAAGCGGGTGAAAGAGTGGGAACATGCCAATCCTGAGTGGTGGGATAAGGCGCAGGAAATAAGAGGAGAATTTCTGTGAGTACCCTTCCGTTCATGCCGTTTTTTGTAGGGGATTATATTGCCGACACGCCTGAGTTATCAATCGAGGCGCATGGAGCTTATTGTCTGATTCTTTTTTATACCTGGAAGGGGAGGAGGTTTCTAGAGGACGACGACAAGAAAATGTGCCGTGTTTTACGGGTTGAAAGCAGGAAATGGCAGCGCATAAAATTAGAGATTTTACCCTACTTTGATTTGTCCAATGGAACATTTTTTCAACAAAAATTAAACGAAATGCTTGCAGAACGCGAACAAAATTCCAACAGAAACCGAACAAATGGACGACTTGGCGGCATAGCTAAATCTTTGAAAAATAAAGATACCACCCTAGCGAACGCTACGAAAAATTCTAGCATACTAGAACTAGAATCAGAATTAGAATCAGATAAGAAAGAAATATATAAAGAAAGGTTTGGCGCTTTCTGGGAACAATATCCGAGGAAAGTCAACAAAGCGAAATCGTTTAAAGCGTATCTGAAAGCAACTCAAAATTTTACGCATCAAGAAATTTTACACGGTCTGCTGAAATATAATTTTAACCCAGACCCTAAAATGATCCCCCACGCATCAACATGGTTAAACGGAGAACGGTGGAATGACGAACCAACTGACTACGCAACCAGAACAAACGAATCTTCCAACGCAATGGAAGCGTACCAAGATTTCATTTCTCGAAGAGAAGCTGTCTCCTGATTTTGATTTTCAAGGATTTAAATTTAACCGCAAGGTGACGGTGGCTGAACTTAACAAAGCTCTTGAAGAAATAAAATCGTCGCTGATCCCTGCGAGTGACAAGGAGATAGCTGGAGAACTATTAAAATTAAGATCTTTAACTAAAACCAGAAATGAAGGCAAAAACGACATAAGAATAATGATGGAGAGTTACGCGGAGAAATTTAGGGAGTACCCCAGAGATGTTGTGCTGGAAGTTCTAGGAATGGCACCAGGCCGGCATAAATTCTTTCCCGCATGGGCTGAGTTAAAGGAAGAACTTGATTGGCGGTCTGGATACGCCAAGGAAGCGGTAGCCACAATCGAGGGAAAGATAATGTCAAGGCGTTTGCAAGAATTGAAATGATTGATATTTCAGAACAAAGCCAGCAAGCCTATCAATGGGCGACCAGGGAAACATTAAAAAAGGCGCGGCGTGATCCTATTTTAGTATGGGCTGAAAATAAAAAGCTCAATTCAGTCCTGCAGGAATCGGTCTGGGGGATCAGGAGGGCGGTCAAGTATATTCGCAGCGAGGTTGATTTTCAGTCCCTGGATTATGCCACTCTCGATTGTCCGAGGGGCCGGGGAAATACGAACAATGAGAGGGAACCCAAGGACGTCAGAAGATATTTAATCTGGTCTAGCGGGGTGCTGGGCCGGTTCGGTTCGAGGGGATTGAACATGATCGTCAACTGTATCGTGGAGGGAGACGAGTGCGACTGGGGTTTGTTTTCATCAACTATCAAGGATTATTAGGTTCGGGCGCGTTCAATCACGGCGCGGGAGGTCGTTAAAGGGTTTGAGCGGTGCGCCCACCGGGGACGGTTCCAGACCGCTCAATCCATTCCCATGAGGTGAAATGTCGGCACTGCTTTGTCTAGCGTTGAATGTCTATTTCGAGGCCAGGGGTGAAGCTACCCTCCTGTCAATGGCTGCGCCCTCATTTGTCGTATTGAATCGGGTAAAGGACGACCGCTACCCGAATGATATTTGCTCCGTGGTTAAACAGGCTAAAACCTGGCGTGGCAATCCAATTAGGAATCAATGCCAGTTCAGTTGGTATTGTGACGGTCTTAGTGACAGACCATTGAATAAACCGGCTTTTGAATTTTCCATGCTGATAGCGCGGCTGGTCATGGAAAGGCGTATAGAGGACGTGACCGACGGGGCGACTCATTACCACGCTGATTACGTCAAGCCGGAATGGAAAATCTATAAAACCTTCACGGCGAAGATAGGGTCTCACCTTTTCTACAGGTGGGAACGCTCCTGAAACCTGTCAATTTTTCTTTACTTTTCTGTCATATTTAGTTGACTATCCGTTAGTGCTAACGTATACTATCTTTATTGAAATAAGGAGAAAGAAGATGACTAAATTAACTGATATTAAATTACACTCTAGAATCGAGAATTCTATAAAAAAACACACAGCATTCTGTGGTGTGTTTCCTGAGGATTTTGATAAATGTGACATTAAACTTGTCTCCAGAGCCTCTGGAATCAAGGCGAAATATATTTGGGACTACTGGAATTATTGGTACGAGAACGCAGCCTAGATTTGGCTAGTGCCGCTTAATTTTGTTTTAAGGTTATGAGAAAACAACGGAGAAAACAGATGACTAAATTAACTAAAACACAGAACAACGGTTTGCAGGAATTATTGAGGAGAGGCGGCGTGGTCCCTAGCAGCGAGTGGACCACAGGAATCGGACGCCACACAAAAAAGCGAATGATCCCGCCGTTTTGTGCAGAGCTATACGCAGAGAATTGGTCTGCTGGTAAAAATCTAAGGGGAGAGATTGGGCGTGCTTACAAAAAACTGAAAACCGATAGACCTCGAATAAAACTAGTCGTCGCCTGTAATCAGTTGAGGGCTGCCAGGGCGGCTATAAATGGGTAGGTCCCCATTGGAAAACGCAAAGGGTTCCGCTGAGAGAGTGCGGGACTTTGTGAGACGGCAGAAGAGGAAGGGGTGGGTTAGGAAGTTTGTATGGATACCCAACACCCTGGAAGCCAATCAGGAATTGAAGGAACTAGAGAAGAAACTACAGGAGAAGGGATAATGATTAAATGGAACGAGATTAAATACGATTTGATTGGTCAAGACCTGGAGAGTTACGAGGGAGAACCCGGATATTGGAATGCAGACCAGACAACATTGCCGCCTGTGGGAATGAGTGTTTTGTTTTATTTCCCGCCTTACAAGCAAGGAGAACAATCGGGCGTTTATTACGGGTATTGGATAGACGAAAAAGAATGGAGTGATGATTACCCACCCCATATTATTTGGTATGCGCCGAACCCAGAAGACAAGCGATGCGTATATACTGACGTTATGCTTGGCAATCACGTCACTCACTGGGCTGATATTGATCTGCAGAGTGATGATTACCCACCCCATATTATTTGGAATGATTCTAAACAGTTGACAGAAGTTTCAGAATAACATAGTTTCGTGCCTGGACCCGTGTGCCTAAATGGCGGCGGGTTTTTCTATGGAGGTTCCATGCACAGCAGGGTTGACATTTTTAATTTACAGGAAGCTGGTGCCGAGGCGCACGTCGTGGTCGTGTTCGATACGACTGAAGAGGCCCGGGACTGGGCGGAAGATTTCATGGAAAAAGGCGTTATGTTCGTCATGGACGATCCAGCGCAGGTGATGCACTGATGCTGCTTTCGTTACTGCTTATTCTATTGTTGTAGGAGTTGTCATGCCTAAAGGAATTGGAACTTACGGAACCAAGAGGGGGCGGCCCCCCAAGAAATCCAAAAAGTCAGGGAAAAAGATCAAGAAAAAGAAGTAATG